CGGCCAGCAGGGCCGTCCGGCCGGCGGAGGGGGCGGTTTCATCGGGGCGCAGGACGTTTTTCAGCGGGAAAACGTGGCTCAGCGGCTCCGCGCCGGCGGTGTCCAGGCCGTCCAACACCGCCATGTAGTCCAGAATCCGCTCCAGCTCCCGGGCGATCTTGTCCACGTTGGACTCCACCTTGGCGTACTGGGCCTTCATGGCCTCCAGCTTGCTTCCCGTCTTTTTGAAGAGGCCGAAGAGCCCCTTCTTCTCCTCTTCCTCGCCGAAGCCCTTCAACTCCACCACCAGCTCGCTGAGGGACTTGCCCACCTCTCCCAGGTCCTTGGTGCGCACAGAGTTCAGGGCGTTCTCAGAAAAGCTGGCCACGTTCTTCTGGGCCGCCGCGCCGTACTGCAGGATCAGGTTGGAGTCCGTCAGGTCGATCTTCTTGGAAAACGCCTCCACCGCCTGTTTCTCCGCGTCGTTCAGCAGGTTCTCGTCCAGCCGCACCGGCGTCGCCTCCGGCTTGGCGGCCTCCGGTGCGGGGGCGGCGGGCGCTGCCGGGTCCAGAGTCAACTGGGGCACCGCATCCGTCCGGCTGGGATCCAGGGTCAGTTTAGGCATCATGCTCTTCTCGTCTGCCATTGTGTCATCCTCCATCATAGTATCATTCACTCTCTGCCATTTTCTTCATTCCGGCGGGCTTCTCCCGCCGCCCGCACACCGCAGACAGCATAAACCACTGCGTACACCACCCCCAGCACACCGCAGAGGGTACAGATGCCCGGGGCCTGCTTCATAAAACCGATACCAAGCAGCAGCCATATCACGGAAGAGAAAAAGTGATGGGCAGCCTCTCCCCACCTTCCCGCCTGTTTACAGGCCTTGTCCAGCCGAAGGCCCAAAGCCACCGCCCCCGCCAGCCATGCCAGCGGCAGCAGGAGCTCCGCGTTATGCAACCCGCCACGCTCCAGTTTCCAGAACAGAAGGACAAATCCTGCGGCCATATAGAAAACCAGGCCCGCCATTCTGATGGCGATCTTTCTCATGGCGTTTCCTCCGATCACAGCTCCAGCCGGATATCGGTCTCTTTCTTCTCGTCCGGCTCCGCCTTCAGCGGGCTGTCCACCAGTCCCTCCCGGGCCATCATGTTCTCCAGCACCGTGATATCCGTGGAGATGTCCAGGGCCTCGGCGCCGTACAGGCTGTCCAGCTGCTTTTCAAAGGCCGCCACGATGGTCCGCATCATCCCCTCCACCTTGGCCAGGGTGGTGTCGATGTTCTCTCCGGAGACCCCGGTACCGCTCATGCGGTCATAGGCATTCAGCAGCTTCAGGGTGGTGGGCAGGTAGTAGTCCAGAAAGCGCCTGATCTGGGGCAGCTTCTCCGGGTGCGTGCGCACCTCGTCGAAGATTCGGGCGCTCACCTGCTCCAGCCGCACAATGTCGGCGGAGATGCCGGGGTCTCCTAATGTCAAGAGAAAGCCAAAAAAATTATAAGATTTTTTGCCGGATTTTACGCTAATTCAGCAATTAAAGCCCTCGAAGAGTCAAGTCTGTGACGGAAAACACGCCTACACCCGAAGTATTCAAGTCTGCGATCCATGAGGCAGTCTGCATGACATCTCGTCCCAGGCGTGTCAAATCTTTTGTCAAAAGAGCGTCGGCCCGTCCTTGCCGGACAGCTTCCAGAAAATCATTCAGCCCAGGCCGGTCAAAGGTCAGGCCGCTGGCCTCGTCCTGGGATTCTCCCACAACATTGAGCTGATGCTTTTCTGCAAAGCTGCGAAGATAGTTCATCTGATTTTCCAAAGCCCATGTATCAGGTGAGGCAACGCGCCCATAGAGCCAATATCGTTTCTTATCCCTGTTCACGCTCCGCAGCCTCCTTTTTTGTGGTATCGGCAAGTAGCCGTTGATATTCGTCCCCGCATTTCCAAACGATCTCGATAGAAGTAGAACTGTAAATGTAGATGTTTTGGATCAGCAAATCCACCAGCTCCCGTGTCAATGTCCTGACATTGGTATAGGGAATGATGTTGTAGGTGGAGAGTTCTTCTTCCTTTGCCCGCCGTTTGGCATCCCCCAGCTCTTTGATTTTGGTTTCAAGCCGCTGGATATGTTTTTCGCACTGTCCTCGCTTATGCTGGTAGTCCTCCGCGCTGACTTTGCCGGACACCATATCCTCAAAAGCCGCCATCTTTTCCTGCTGGCGCATTTGGATTGAGTTCTGGTGTGCTTTGATCTGCCGGTCAAGGCGTTGGTTGTAACGGGTATCTTTTGCGGACTGGCGCTGCTTCGCCTGAACCGCCCCTCGGACAAGCTGGGCCATCATGCGGATAGCTGCCAAAACCGTCTGTTCCAACTCCTTTTCATCTATCCTGTCCTGTGGGCAGCCTATATCCGGCTTATACCTGTCGGTCCGGCACACATAGCAGGGGTGGGCAGATTGCAGCCGCTCCATCGCAAGCCCACAGTGGCCGCACCGGATCTTCCGATAGAAAACCCGTGTGCTTTCCCCGGCAGAGCCGGGATGGGAGTTGCGGTTCAGGCTCTTGGCCGTATTGAAAATCTCCTGCGTTATGATTGCCGGGAACGCTCCATCCACAACCGTCCACTGATCTTCTGTGACAGCCTTGACCCGGCTGGAGCCTACCTTTTTCCGGGTGGTCTTGCCATAGATCGCTTTGCCGGTGTACCGCTCATCATCCAGTATCTTGCGAACCATAGCAGAAGTCCAGTAGTTTTTGCTCTGGTCTACACAGTTCCACCTCCGGTTTACTTTTTGGAGCCGTTTTCTTTGCAGCGGGGTCAGTACCCCTTCTGTATTAAACTTTCTGGCAATTTCCGTAGTAGACAGGCCGCTGGTAAAGAGGTCAAACACACGCCGGACCACGGCGGCGGCATCCTCGTCCACCAAAAGAGTGTGCTTATTCCCAGGCGCTTTCTGATAGCCAAAGAACGCATAGGGGGCAACACAGTAGCCTTTTTCGGCAAGCTGCTTTTTGGTCGATCTCACTTTTTCCGACAAGTCCTTGCTGTAAAGGTCGTAGATCACATTTCGGAAGGACACATCAATCAAGCCCGCAGAACCGTACTTGTGATCCTTGCTGTCGTAGGAATCATTGATGGCGATAAATCGCACGTCCAGGAAAGGGAAAATCTGTTCCAGATAGTCTCCAACCACGATATAGTCGCGGCCAAACCGAGACATATCCTTGACGATGATGCAGTTGATCTTCCTCTGGCGTACCTGTTCGAGAAGCCGCCGGACGGCTGGCCGCTCCATGTTCGTCCCAGAATAACCGTCGTCACAAAATTCGAGAATCTGCGCCCCGGCAAATTCAGGCCGCAGCTCAATGAAACGGCGGATGTAGGCACGCTGATTGACAACGCTGTTGCTTTCGTTTTTTTCATCGGACAGGTCGCCGTCCTCGGCGGAGAGCCGGATGTAAATGGCGATCACATAGTTCAACATCTGCTGTAAGACCTCCGGCATCGTGCTACACCTCCTCCTGAAACAACTTCTTCATCTCGTCCTGATAGTTCAACACGATATGTACCTGCTTGTCCTCATTCACATAGATCTTCTCCACCAGCGCCAGTAGCATCTCACGGGTCGGCTCTTTTTCATCCCGGAACTTGGCAAAAGCGGAAAACCATTTATTTTGTTTGGGGCTTGCCTCCGGCAAGGCGTCCTTTTCAGCCTGCAAATCCCGAAGGCGTCCCTCAAGCTGGCGGGCTTCATCCTCATACCGGCTTTTCCCGAACAGATAATCCGCCTGCGTTACAATACCGTCCACATAGCTTTCAAAGAGCGTCTGACGGAGTGTGGCCAGCTTCTTCAATCGTCCCTGCACCGATACGATCTCATTGTCAAGAGCCGTCCTGCGGCTTCTGGCCGCCGAGGACCGGCTGACCCTTTGGATGACCGCCTCCGCATCCGTGAGCATCGCCATCTGCAATCGAAGGACCTCATACACGGCCGCTTCCAAATCGCTTTCCCGCAGGCCGCCCGCATTGGGGCATCCGGCATCCAGAAGCATAGCGTGGCGGGGGCAGATAAAGTGGTACGCCACTGTTCTGCCTTTGTTGTAAACGCTCTTATAGCGTGTCATATTGTGCTGGCAGCACGCGCATGCCACAAGCCCCTCAAAAATGTTTTCGATGTCAAAATGGGCGTATTTCCCCAGACGGCTGTGGTATTCCTCGTGCTTGGCTTTCAAAATGGCTTGAACCGCGTCAAACAGCTCCTGCTCAATGATCGCCTCATGGGTGTTGGGCACAATGATCCACTCTGATGAGGGCATGGTTTTCTGCTTCTGCCCAGCGTGCAGCTTTGTGATTTTTTTGCCCTGAGCCATGTGCCCCAGATACACCGGATTCTCCAAAATATGCTTCACTGTCTGCGTTTGCCACGGAGCATTTTCGGAAAACCTTTTGGCGAATATGATGCCCTGTAAATAACGGTGATAGTTTGGATTGGGGATCTGCTCGGCGGTCAGCGTTCTTGCAATCGCGGCGTTACTCATTCCATCCTTTTTCATCCGAAAAATGCGCCGTACCACCTTCGCCGCGTCTGGATCAACGGCCAGCTTATGCCGGTCCTCCGGGGATTTCACATAGCCATAGGCGGCAAAATTGCCGATAAACTCGCCGCTGCGTTTCTTGGTGTCCAGCGCGGAATACACCTTTTGAGAAATGTCCTTGGCGTAAATGTCGTTCATCAGGTTTTTCAGCGCGATGGTCATGGCCTCTCCGCTGTCCGCCCGGATACTGTCGTAGTTGTCGTTGACGGAGATAAACCGCACTCCCATGAAGGGCAGTACCTTTTCCAGAAAGTTTCCGGTTTCCAGGAAGTCGCGCCCAAACCGGGACAGGTCTTTCACGATGATGCAGTCCACCCGGCCTGCTTTCACATCCTCCATCATCCGCTGGAATCCAGGGCGCTCAAAATTGGTCCCGGTTTCTCCGTTGTCACGATAGCAGTCGTACAGCTCCAAATCAGGGTGTTTGGCGATATATTCGCACAGATAGTCGATCT